AAATGACATCTTGAAGGATAGACGAGTAGTAATCTTTGGATTGCCAGGTGCTTTCACTCCAACATGTACTACTCAACAATTACCCAACTTTGAATTGAACTATGAGAAGTTTACTGAAGACCGTGCTATTGATGAAATTTATTGTCTATCAGTAAATGATACCTTTGTAATGAATGCATGGTTCGAAAATTCATTCATCGAGAAGGTGAAACCCATTCCTGATGGGAATTGTGAATTATCGATGGCATTGGGTCTAGATGTTGATAAATCATCTTTAGGTTTCGGTAGAAGGTCATGGAGATACGCAATGGTCGTTAATAACGGCATTGTTGAAATCCTTCAGATTGAAGACGGTTTCCCCGCCAATAAAGACAACCCTGACCCATATGAAGTTTCTGCACCTCAGAACATCCTATCTCTCTTGGATGCTCACTACGATTTAAATATCGATTAGGTGCAAACCCCCGTGGGGACTACCCCTTTCTCTCTCAATTAATAGGTAGTCCCCACATCTTTTTTAAACTTTTTTAAAAAACCCTTATAAATCAAAGACTTGTTATGAAAGAAAGTTCTTGACAATTCTTGTTGAGTATGCGATAATGTATTTGTAATTGAGATTTAAGAGAGAGTTTTGTTATGACGATATATATGTGTGTTGAAGGTGGTAAGAAACACCAAAGAGAATTGACCGAAAAAGTCGTGTATGCAGTAACTAAGAAGTTAATGCCTCGATTGAAGAACTTAGAAATAGACATCAAATTAGACCCACGTCTCAGTGAGAAAACTGGATGTGAAGGATTTTGTCTCCAAGTCGATGACCGACAGTATGAGTTGGAGATAGATAGTAATCTTGGGTTACGTGACTTCGTTACTACTATAGTACACGAAATGGTTCATGTAAAACAAGGTGTACGTGGGGAGTTACGTGAACTCATGGGTAAACAATACTGGAAAGGTCGTGTTTGCAACAAAGAGTACATGGAACAACCTTGGGAAAAGGAGGCATACCGCCTTCAAGATAAATTGGCAACATGGGTGTGGGAGAATGTTCTATGAACACCAACGATGAACGGACAATGTTAGAAGTTGAAATTGCATGGTTAGAGAAAGACTTGAACAATGCAGAACAGAATGACAACGAACCAATGGTCTATAATTTGACCAAACGGGTCGAGACATTGTACAAAAAGTTGAACGAACTAAAAAATAGTTCTTGACAAAACATGTTCTTGTTGTTATAATGAGTATGTTGAATTGATTTGAAAGGTTTATATTATGGAATTTAAAATTGCGGACTCAAGTTTATACAATCTCTATTGTATCAAACATGCACAAAAACAGAATCGGGGTGCCAAGGGTACTACCGACTCTGAACGTAAGAAGTGTTACCGTTCTGAATGGGCATTTCAATCTGCAATGGAATTGAAGGGTAAACCCATTCCTACATTTGCTAATCTTTCCGAAGCACAGAAATTTGCGAAGAAGATTTACAAATCTAAGACATGGTATAAACTCTTTGCGGAAAGTGGGGAGATAGACTTTATGAATATGTTCCTCGCTGCCCGTAAACCTGAAGTTCAATTGAAAGCACGTTCCACTGGTCGTGGTACGTCAGGATTCACTAATGGACATAGTGTCACTCTTGATGCAAAGTGTGGTATGGATGCATACACCTTGATTCACGAGTTGACTCACTGTCTTGGTCATATGCACCACGGACGTTCGTTCCGAAAAGCATTAGTACGCATGGTAGGAACATTCCTCGGTGCGGAATACAAGAAAGAACTCAAAGTACAGTTTAAGAAAAACAAACTGAACTGTGGTGAAGCACGTAAACCAATGTCATTTGAGAATTGGGTTGCATCACGTAATCGCATGAAGGAGATGCGTAATAAAATAGAGAATGGAAAATAAAGAATTGTTTAAACCTAAACCAAATGATTTCTCACCCGAAGAAGTAAAGAACTCCAAAAGGATTCAGAAGTCTGCAACTCCGAAGTATACCCTTGACTGGTATATCAAATGGGTTGCGTCTGCTATGTTATTAGTTGGAATGTCTATGAGAGGAATTGCAGAGTTGATTGTATTCGACTTGACAATTTCTGCGATGGGTGTTACTCTATGGTTATGGGTAAGTATATTATGGAAAGACCGTGCATTGATTGTTGTGAACTCTGTCGGTCTCTTGTTATTGATTCGCAACCTTATAGGAGTGTTGTATGTTTGAACATATAAAAACAGAACTAACTGAAATGGAGTCAGTAACAACTGACACGGGGAGACAATATAAAACTCCCGAAGGTCTTAACTACCCTTCAATAACTACAGTCCTCTCAGTCTTGAGTGCAGATGGTATAAAGGCATGGCGTAAACGTGTCGGTGATGCGGAAGCAAATCGTATCTCATATCGTGCATCTACTCGTGGTACTTCGGTTCACGAAATTCTAGAAAAGTATATCGACAATAAACCTGACTTCAAAGAAGGTTATACCCCTGATATCATTCAATCGTTTCTTGCAGTCAAGGACATACTTGATACTCGTATCGGTAAGGTCTATGCACAAGAAGCACCTCTCTACTCTACTCATTTGGGTATTGCGGGTCGTGTTGACTGTGTTGCAGAGTTTGATGGGAAACTATCCATCATCGACTTCAAGACTGCAATGAAAAAGAAACCTACTAAGTTCGTAACCAACTACTTCATGCAAGAGTCGGGTTATGCGGTTATGTGGGAAGAACGTACAGGAATGCCAATCACACAACTTGTGACAATCATTTCAGTAGACAATGATGAACCTCAAGTGTTCATTGAACATCGTGATAACTGGATTAATGGTCTAAAAGACACAATTAAAAAGTATAATGATAAAAACTCTAGTGCTGTTTTGTTATAAATAGAAGTATAAATTTTATTTACTTTATTTGTATGGGGACACTATGTTAAAATTTTCGACATTTTTATCCGAAGAGATAAGTGTCTCAGATTTTCCTGAAGATGTATTCGGGGACTTGCCTGTAGAAAAGAAATCTGCAAACAGTAAGACGACTGTGTTTGTTGCACGTTCTAATGATAGACTCACTGACCGTGATGAACTTGTTCGCAACCTAAAACAAAGTGGAGTGGATGCAGAGGTTAGAGAGAAAGCAGGACAGTCTGTTGACCCTATTCATATCGACAAGGGGTTTGATACCAAAGTAATCATTCTAATTAAACCTAAGTCGGGTGGTATTGGTGAGACCACTCTCAATGCATCCATTACTGAATTGTTCCCCGCAATCGCATGGGAAAAGAACTTCAACGTTGGAACTAACATCGAAAAGTTCTATGACTTCTTATTAGAACAAGACCCTACTAAATTAAAGTGTGTGAATCCCAAGGATGTGAAAGCTGCAATAGAAACTATTCAGAAGGCATCCGAGTCATCCAAATACTCTGAAAAGATGTTGAACGCAATGGGTGTTCTCAAGTACATAAAAGATGAGAACAAGAATAAACCCATTAAGAATGTTTATTGGGGATATCGTGCAAAACCTAAAGGTGTTCCAAAGAACCATCCTGGCGATATCTTTTTAGAATTCCAAGACGGTGAGATGTTAGGTGTATCACTCAAAGCGGGTGGTAAGAAAACCAAAGAACCTAAACTCAATACATACGTCAATCCCATATACACTGCATTCAAAGACAAGGGTGTCAATTCCCTAAAACTAGAATTACACAAGAAAGTATATTCTAAGATTGATGGTATCCCTGATGCACGTTCTTATGATGGTTCAAAGAGACGTGATACTGCAAAGGCACTTGTTGAACTATCAAAGAAAGATAATAAGAGATACGAACAACTCTATGACCAACATCTAGAAGTGTGTCGTAGTGCAGTCATTGACCTATTCAATAAAAACAAAGATAAGACACTGGACTATATCCGTACAGAAATTCTTAGGGATGCACCCGAAGTACCTACTAAAGTAATCAAAGCGGTCAAAGATGACTTCGAAGAGATTACTTCAAATGATGAACTCGGTGTATTTCTTCCTGTAGTAAAATTCATTAAAGCATACCCATCAAGAACATCCAAACAAAATTGGTTTATTGAGTTGACATCAAGAGATGAGACTGTTACTATGGAGATGTCAATTAGAACTAATAAGGCAGGTAACGCTGGTCAAAAGAAACTTGGTCAGTTCTTCAATCTCGCAGTAAAATATAACTCGTTGAAAACATCATGATAACAATGAAATACTATGACCAAGATTTTGTCAATCCACTACCTCATGTATTTGATGGTATTGCGGTAATGACACCACCTAAGAATGCGTCTTCACTTATTCAATTGTGGTATGGTCAAGAGGGTGGTAGATTAACTATTGCTGAATCTGAGTACGACAAGTCCATTGCAATTAAACGTGACCCTATCGATAGATGGTGTGGTGCAATGAATCAACAACGTAGTAGATTGAGTAGGTTATTCTCAAAGTTTGAGAAACTTACTGATAAAGATTGGGAGTTTTGGTGTCAAAATCCTAATGATGTAGTGAAACTTCACGCACCAAAGGATAGTCCAATAAGAAACATATCTGAGTTTTGTTCTCAGTTTGATTGGGCAGGTTCTACAAAAGAATATGATGCGGTCTATTACTTACATCAAGTAGATGATGTGATATCAGACGTACTAAAACTACCAACTTGGAAAGGTCATCCTCATGGTGAAGTGTATCGACATGATAGTAGAAAAAAAGGTATTGAATTAGTTTCGGTAAATGACTTGACAGACGAATCAAAAAAGATTATAATGGAACAAATATATCAAGACGATTACAAATACGGTTGGGTGTAATGGAACATTTTAAACAATTTTTAAAAGAACAAAAGAATACTCACATGACTCATATCGAGGACAAAGTTCTCTATGGTGGTGTGAAGGGGACACGAGAAGCAATCTTTGCTCTACGTGACCTACGTGATATGTTGGGTGGAGTTTCTTCATCTAAACTGTCAACTAAGTGGGATGGTGCCCCTGCCGTCTTCTGTGGTCAAGACCCAAGAGACGGTGAGTTCTTTGTTGCGAAGAAGGGTGTGTTTGCAAAGAGTCCCAAGGTCTATAAGACTGACGAGGAAATCGATGCGGACATGTCAGGTGACCTCGCAACTAAAATGAAACTCGCTCTTAAACATCTTCCTGAATTAGGAATCAAAGGTGTTATACAGGGTGACTTTCTATTTGGTGGTGGAGATGTGGATACTAAGACTATTGATGGTCAGAAGTTTACTACCTTCCATCCTAATACTATAATATACGCAATACCTTATGACCAAGCGAAAGAAGTACGCAAGGCGAAAATGGGTGTTGTATGGCACACTACATATAAGGGTAAAGACTTTGAATCGATGAAGGCATCTTACGGTGTTGATGTATCTAAGTTCAAAAAGTCTGCCGCAGTATGGTCACAAGATGCAATGTTGCGTGATGTGAGTGGTGCGACTATGTCAAAACAGGAGACAAAAGAAGTAAATGAATATCTTAAAACAAGTGGTAGAATTTTTCAAAAGATTGCTGGGTCAACCCTCAGACAACTCGAAGGTAACCAAGAACTCGCCCAAAAAATCGAACAGTACGGGAACACGTTCGTCCGTGAAGGGCAAATCATCCCCGACTCGAAAAGGCACGTCAAAGGTCTCATCAAGTGGATTAGAGAAAAGTACCAAAAAGAAATCGACAGTAAAAAAAGTGACAAAGGTAAAGCAAACTGGGAAGCAAAACAAAAAGACATCCTCAGTTTCTTCAGTGAAAAAAACCAAAAAAACTTAGTATTAATGTTCGATTTGCAAAAAAATATAGTTTTTGCGAAACTAAAACTTATAAATAAATTAAACAGTATAAGTAACATTGATGCATTTGTTCAGACCAAGAGTGGTTATAAGACAACAGGTGCAGAAGGTTTTGTTGCTATTGATGAACTAGGTGGTGATGCGGTCAAATTGGTTGACCGTTTAGAATTTTCGTATAATAACTTCAGTCCTGACGTTCTGAAGGGATGGGATAAACCAAAGAGGTAATGATATGTCCAAACCAATTGGATTTAAAAATTTTTTAGAGTCTTCGGACGAATTCGTTGAAGCGATGACTATGCAACAGCGACAAAAAGCAAAGATGCGAATGAAGAAACTCGCACCGAAGATTAAGATTGCAAAGGCGAAAGCTGCAAAGAAGATTGCATCTATGGATGTACTCAAACTCCGTGCAAGGAAAGCTGCACGAAATAAGATTGTCAAGAAACTCACTAATGATGTCCCTAAAGGAGAACTATCTTTCTCTCGTAGAGCGGATATTGAAAAGAGAGTTGCAAAGAAGGCTGGTGCAATAAACAAGATTGCAAAGAAACTTCTTCCACAAATACGTAAGGCAGAAATGTCTAAGAAACGTGGTGGTGGTACTAAAAAGTGATTAAGAATTTTAAAGACTATTTGACTGAAGAGACCAAAGAGGTCTACTTCACCTTCGGGAGGATGAATCCCCCGACTATTGGACATGGCAAAGTCTTGGATACTATTGCAAAGAAGGCAAGTGGTTCGGACTGGAAAGTCTATGTATCACAATCTACTGGTGCAAAAGACCCTTTATCATATTCAGATAAAATCAAACACTTACGTAAGATGTTCCCAAAGTTTGGTCGTAACATCATTGTCGATAAGAAAGTAAAGAACGTATTCGATATTGCATCTGCGGTATATGACCAAGGATACAAACGTATCACTATGGTAGTGGGTGATGACCGTGTACGTGAGTTTGATGTTCTATTAAACAAATACAACGGTAAAAAGGCAAGACACGGATTCTATAACTTTGAGTCAATCAAAGTAATCTCTGCGGGTCGTAGAGACCCTGATGCAGAAGGTGTTGAAGGAATGTCTGCATCTAAACAACGTGCGAACGCAAAAGAGAATGATTATCAATCGTTCACTCAAGGTGTTCCTAAAAGTATGTCCGATAAAGATACACGGAAGTTATTTAACGATGTTCGAAAAGGATTGGGTCTCAAGGAAGAGGTTTCTTTTAAAAGGCATGTTCAACTTCAAACTGTTTCCAAAACAAGAGAAGAGTTTGTCAAGGGTGAACTGTTCGAACTTGGTGACTCTGTTGTTATCAAAGAAAGCGAAGAGGTCGGTGTTGTAACTGTCTTGGGTGCAAACTACGTTATAGTAGAAATGACTGACGGTAAGAAACTCCGTAAGTGGTTAGATGCAGTAGAGTTAGTTGAAGCAAAGGCACAAGACCCCGACATCAAAGATAAAGAAGGTACTCAACCCGCACGTTATCATGCTGGACTCAAGAAGTCTACTAAGAATAAACGTGACGCACACTTCAAGAAACATGGGAAGAAAGCAGACGATGATGATTCCGCCTATAAACCCGCTCCTGGCGATGCAACAGCGAAAACGAAACCGTCCAAGTATACCAAAGCATTCAAAGACATGTACGAAGAAGGTGGAGCAGGAGAATGGGGTACAGACAAACTTCGTAAGAAGTACGAGAAAGATACTCCATCCATAGACGAAGGTGCTCTTGCAGACAAGTCTAAAAAGTCGGGTATCTCTGTAGATACATTAAGAAAAGTTTATAATCGTGGTGTTGCCGCATGGAAGACGGGTCACAGACCTGGCACTACTCCTCAACAATGGGGATATGCACGTGTGAATGCATTTATAGTCAAAAAGAAAAAAGGTGGATTAAACCACGATAAGGATTTAGCGTAATGAAAACACTTCAACAAATACTCGAATATGGTGGCCCAAAGATTTCTCGAAAGGATTATCTGAAACAAGATGATTTTAAACCCCATATGATGTATGACCCTGAGACAGGTAAAGGTTATAAGGCAGAGAAACCTGAAGACCATGAACGCATGAAGAAGATGGGTTACACCCATGACAAACCTGAACTTGAAGAATATACAACTGTGTCTCCTAAGATGGCAAAAGTATTTGATAGTCTAAAAGTAGGTGACAAAATCGCATACAAAACTAAAAGATATTCCAGTGATGGTCATAAAGTCACAAAAAAGGAAATGCTTCGACACAACCAAGCA